GAGTAAGAAGTGATGCGGAGAAATTCCCGCATTTTGATGTGGTAAGGGAAGAAATGGCTCAATTACTTGAGCTAGGGAAAGCCCAAGACCTAGAAACGGCCTACAAGAAAGCCGTGCGTATGAATGATGATGTATGGGCATTAGAGCAAGATAGACTCTTGAAGGATGCCAGACAATCAACACTCAAAGCACAGCAAGTAGCGAAGGCTAAGGCTGCTGCGGTTAGTCCTAAGTCCACTACTCCTAGTGGAAAAGTGAGTAATCCAGAAGATAAAAAGGATAGACGGTCTTTGATAGCCGAAGGATTAGGTGAGGCAATGAGCCGTCGGGTTTAACTAGCCAATTTTGGCACATTTTTTAAGGATATATCATGGCATTCGCTAACTCAGCTATTACCGATATTATCGCTACCACTATTCAAAGTCGTAGCGGTGAATTGGCAGACAACTTAACACAAAACAACGCTATTCTTCAGCGCCTCCAACAGAAAGGCAATGTACGCCCTTTCTCAGGCGGTAATGTAATCTTGGAAGAGATTATGTATGATGACAGCGCAACCAACAATGCAAACAGCTATAGTGGGTACGAGGTTTTAAACATCGCCCCGGATAGCCCTATCTCTGCGGCACAATACAAAATTGCTCAGTACGCTGATGCAGTTACTATGTCTGGTCTTGAGATGTTGCAAAACAGCTCTAAAGAAGCAATCATTGACTTGTTAGATGGTCGTATGCAAGTTTCAGAAGCCCGCTTGTTAAACCGTATTTCTGGTGACTTGTACGGCAATGGAACAGGCAATGGCGGTAAGAATTTGGATGGTCTAGGCGCTGCTGTTGCAGTTTCACCTTCTACTGGCACATACGGTGGTATCAACCGCGCAGTATGGACTTTCTGGCAAAACCAAATCACTACAGGGGCTACCTCTGCAAACATCCTGTCAAAAATGACTGACGCTGCTATCAAACAGATTCGTGGCACAGACAAAGCTGACTTGATTGTTGCTGGTAACACAATGTATTCATATTATGTAGGCGCACTACAGTCTATTCAGCGTATCGCTGCTGAAGAATCAGGCGCTGCTGGTTTTGCTTCCCTCAAATTCTACGGTGGCGGTACTTCAGCCGATGTAGTATTAGGCGGTGGTTATGGTTCACAAGAAACAGCTACTTATATGTATATGCTTAACACCAACTACATTTTCTTACGCCCACACAAAGAGCGTAACTTTGTACCTATCGGTGGTGAGCGTCAATCTATCAACCAAGATGCCATCGTTAAATTGTATGGCTGGGCTGGTAACTTGACTACATCTAACAGCTTCTTGCAAGGCTTGTTGACAACCTAATAGATTGGGCGAAAGCCCTTTCTAATTTTGTCTATTTAACATTTAAGGAAAATATCATGGCATATACCATTACCCCCCTATCAGGGATTGATTTTAACGATACACAAACTGTTGCAGAATTAGCAGCTAACGGCACTACAGTACCAACATTTGGTCCTTTGGGCGCAGAAGTATTTGGCTCTGATGGCCGTCGTTATGTATGGGCAACTGCAGGTGCAGCTATTACAGCTTCAACAGCAACTTGCTCTATCAACGCTTCAACCTTTGTAGCTACTGGCTCTGCTGGTACTTACTTAGCTCCAGCAGTCGCAATGGCTTCTGGTGATTATGGTTGGTTCTCAGCAGCTTCCGTTTAATAGGTTAACCCTCTTAAATTGAATATGTAGTAAAACTAGGGCTATCTCAAAAGGGTAGCCCTTTTTCTTTTTTTAATAACCCTAACCACTTAGGAGAAGTAAAAATGGCAATAGAAAGCGATATTCAAGGCGCAGATTCACGACTAGCAGTCCAATTCTATAAAAAAAGTATGAAGCAAGAAGATGCTTCAAACGAGGCAGGCAGACCAATTTTTAAAGAATTTGATTTTGTACGCATTATGATACCTGGCGACAATTTGACAGAAATTGATACTTACGCACAAGAGTCACATAAACAGCGTTTTCCTCGTCAATGGGCGCATTATCAAAACCAAACAGCAGGACATGAAGATATTGTTGGCACACCTTTAGACCAATGGCCACAAGTTACTCGTAGCCAAGCTGAAGAATTGCGTGGACTTAAATTTCACACAGTAGAGTCTATTGCTGACTGCTCTGACCAACAACTTCAAAGAATTGGTATGGTTGCTGGTATGTCACCGCATAATTTTCGTCTAAAAGCTAAGGCTTTTTTGAATTTAGCTAATGATTCTGCTGAAGTAGCACAAAGAGAGGCAGAATTGCAAGCATTAAAAGAAGAAAATGCTAAAATTAAGTCTGAAACAGAGGCGAAGCTGGCTGCTATGCAAGAGCAGGTGTCGGCACTACTTGCGACTGTTGCGAAACCTAAAACACGCAAACCGAAAGTAGTAGAGGCCTAATATGTCCCAAACGATGCTTCAAATGGTGCAACAGACAGCAGCCGAGTTAAACTTGGCTGTACCTTCTTTTGTAGTCGGCAATACATCTCAAGATGTGCAGCAAATTCTTGCATTGATGAATGGCTCTGGCTATGACTTGCTAAAAGAATATGATTGGCAAGCACTCCAGGTGCAGTATCGTTTTTACACACAATCTTTAACTGCTAATGCCACAACTGTTAATGGTTCTACTACATTAACTTTTGAGGCAGGCACAGATTTAAGTGGTGTTACAAGCCAATGGCAGTTATCAGGCTATAACATTCCGCAAGACACTTATGTTGTAAGCGCAAATAACACTACAAAAGTAGTCGTTATGAGTCAACAAGCTAGTGCTAGTGGCATTGGGTCAGTAGTCTGCGCTCAAACTGCTTATGACTTGCCTGCTGACTTTGAAACAATGACTAACAGAACCCATTGGGATAAATCCAAACATTGGGAAATGTTAGGGCCAGAAGATGCACAACAATGGCAATGGCTAAAGTCTGGTTATATCTCGACAGGCCCTAGAGTGCGTTGGCGTATTCTTGATAATCAATTCTGTATTTGGCCTATTATGAATACTCAAGAGTATTTAGGCTGGGAATACAGGTCAAAAGGTTGGGCAAGAGCAGCAGACGGCACAGTAAAGAATAGCTTTACTGCTGACTCAGACACAACTGTTTATGATGACAGACTATTAGTTTTGTTTACTAAAATGAAGTATTGGGGCATTAAAGGCTTTGATACTACAGTCGTTGCACAAGACTATCAGCGTGTATTAACTATTGCTAAAGCTAACGATAAGGGCGCACCTAATTTGTCATTTGCACCGCAACCAAGCAGAGTGCTTATTGGTTACGCTAATATCCCTGACACAGGCTATGGCTCATAATGTTATTACAGAGAGCTAAACAAAACACAGCTAAAACTGCTTCTGTGCCAGCGCCTATTGGTGGCTGGAACGCAAGGGATTCTCTTGCAAACATGAACTCTATTGACGCAGTCCAGTTAGTAAATTGGTTTCCAACCCCAACCGATGTTACTATGCGTAAGGGCTATACCGTCTCCTCTATCCTGACTACTTCTACAGGTGTTAGGGCAATTAGTAGTATTACTTTTGTAAATGCAGTAGCTACTTTAACTACAGCCACAGCACATGGTTTAGTAACAGGTGCTTATGTGTCTATTACAGGCACAACACCAGCGGCATATAGTGGTGTATTTAAAATTACAGTAACTAGCACTACAACTTTTACTTATAACATGGCTAGTACGCCTGCTAATAACGCTACTGTAGTAGGGTCGTACTTAAATCAAGCAACAACCCCTATTAATACGCTGATGAATTACACCGAAGTAGGCACTTATAAGCTATTTGGTGCAGCAGGAACAGATATTTGGGAAACTAAAGCTAACCCTGCTGTTAAAGTATTTAGTGGTATTACTAGCGACAAACTTCAATCAGTTAATTTAACTAATACAGCGGGTAAGTTTTTAGTAGCTTGCAATGGTGTTGACCCAGTAATGATTTATGATGGCACTCGCTGGTTTTATGTAGCTACAACAACTACTGCTGCCGCAATTAGCGCAATTACTCGCACAAGTCCTTCTGCAACAGCAACTTTTACTGGCGCAACAGCGCATGGCTTAATAACAGGTAACAGAGTAACAATTACAGGTGCTTCTGAAAGCACTTTTAATGGCACTTTTGTTATTACAGTAACAGGGCCAACTACATTTACTTACACATCTACAGGCACTTCTACTGCAACTTCTGTAACTGGTGCTTATACCACTATAGGGATTACTGGCGTAAACAGCAACACATTTATTAATGTCAATTTGTTTAAAAATCGCTTATATTTTACGCAAAAAGACACATTAGCTTGTTGGTATCTTGATGTAGATGCTATCAGTGGCCCTGCTTCACCCCTATATTTTGGTGGTATTGCAAGAAATTCAGGTTATTTACAAGCAATGGGTACTTGGACATTAGATGCTGGTCAAGGTGCTGACGATTACGCAGTTTTTGTAACTTCTATGGGTGAAGTTATTGTATATAACGGCACAGACCCCGACAATGCAGACACTTGGCAATTAAAAGGCGTATGGCAATTAGGTCAAACCTTTAGCCGTAGATGCTTTTTTAAATGGTCAGGCGACCTTTTGCTACTTACCCAAGATGGTTTAGTGCCATTAGCTTCTGCGTTGCAATCAAGCCGTTTAGACCCTAGAATTAACCTTACAGACAAAATTTATTTTGCAGTTTCACAAGCTGCAAGTCTTTATTATGCTCAATTTGGCTGGCAAATTAATTATTTTGCTGGCGAAAATATGCTTATTCTTAATATTCCAATTCCTAACGGAATAGAGCAATATGTAATGCACACCATTACTAAATCATGGGCTAGATTTGTTAATATTCAAGGTTATTGTTGGGAAGTGTCAGGCGATGCCGATATGCACTTTGGCAGCAATGGTTTTGTTGGTATTTTTTATGACGGCTTTTCTGATGATGAAAGCAACATTACTGCAACCGCACAACAAGCATACAGTTATTTTGACTCACCAGGTCAATTAAAACGATTTACTATGGTAAGACCCATTCTTCAATCTACAGGCGGGGTACCAGCCGTTTTATGCGGTATTAGCGTAGATTTTGACACTCAATCTCAATTAGGTGCTGTGCAATTTAACCCTAATACTCAAACAGAGGGTATTTGGGACACAGCCAAATGGGATAGAAATGTATGGGCTGGTGGTTTAATCACTACCAAGATTTGGCAAGGTGTAACTGGTATAGGTTACACAGGCTCTGTAAACCTTAACGCTGCAAGTCGAGGAATTGAGTTACATTGGGCTTCAACTGACTATGTAATGGAAGCAGGTGGGGTAGTTTGAGAAAAGTTACTACTGATAATCAGCAATATATGGGTGATTGGTTAGTAAGAATGATGAATTACCCATTGCCTACAGAAACAGTATGTATAGGTCAAGAAGTAGATGGTAATTTAGCAGCAGTCGTAGGTTACTGTAGTTTTATGCCAAAAGCGTGTCAAATGCACATTGCGGCAGTAGATGAAGTGAATTGGATGAGTCGAGATTTGTTGTGGGCGGCTTTCGATTATCCCTTTAATATTCTTGGAGTTAGCGTTATAATTGGGCAAATATGTGGCAGTAATGAAGATGCCCTTAGATTGAACCGACACCTTGGTTTTAAAGTGGTAGCCGAAATCCCTGATGCTCACATGGATGGTGACTTAGTAATTATGGCTATGAGGCGTGAAGATTGTCGATTTCTCGACATCAAATGCCCTTTAAGAACAGCAAGAGGAGAATGACATGGGTGGTGGTGGATTTCTAGGGTTAGGCCCAGCGCCAAGTGCGCCAGCAGCACCCGATTACAGGGGCGCAGCACAAGATACTGCGGCAGGCAATTTAGAAGCTGCTAGAGTAGCTACGGCTGCCAATCGTGTAAATCAAGTTACTCCTTACGGCAATTTAAACTACGCAGAAACAGGCACAGACACATACGGCAATCCTACTTGGACTGCCACTACAAGCCTTTCTGATGTAGGCCAACAGCTTTTAAATAATCAAAATGCTACAAGTTTAGGTCTAGGTTCTGCTATTAATGCCCAATTAGGTCAAGTGCAGAATACAATGGGTCAACCATTTAACCCGCAAACTGGCCCTATTACCACTAATGTTGGTAATGCCAATTTACAACAATTAACAGGAAATGCTAATTTACAGAATTTAACTGGCAACGCTAATTTACAAAATCAAACTGATTATGCAGGTGGTATGCAAGGTTGGGACAGAGCAAACCAATTGCTAATGCAGCGTTTACAGCCTCAAATGGATATTCAGCAAAAAACTTTAGATGCTAAATTAGCAAATCAAGGTTTAGCGCCAGGAACAGAAGCATACAACAGAGCTAAAATGGGCTTAGGTATGCAACAAAATGATTTACTAAATCAAGCACAATTAAGTGGTTTATCTGCTGGCAATACTTTGTTTAATCAAGGATTGCAAGGCGCTCAATTTGGAAATGCTGCACAACAACAAGGTTATGCAAACCAACAAGCACAACAAGCTGCCAACAATGCTTTAGCGCAACAACAATTTGGAAATTCTCAGCAACAACAGGCTGCTAATAACGCATTGGCACAACAGCAATTTGGCAATCAATTAGCTAATGCTAATTTGGGTAATACTGCACAGCAACAACAATACAATCAAGCTATGACGCAATACAATATGCCACTTAATACTTTAAGTGCGTTGCGTAGTGGCTCACAAGTGCAAAACCCGTCTTTTGTAAATTCTGCACAACAAGCAACAACACAAGGCGCAGATATTTTAGGTGCTACTCAGATGGGCTATAACGCACAAATGGGTAACTTTAATGCACAGCAAGCAGCTCAACAAGGCATGAATAGTGGCTTAATGTCACTTGGTGGCACTTTAGGCGCAGCAGCAATTATGTCTGACATACGCACTAAAGAGAAAATTACTCAAGTTTACTGGCTGCCTAATGGATTGCCTGTATATACATACGAGTATAAGCCTGAGTTTAAAGATGAAGCAGGTCATGGCGTACATATTGGCGTTATGGCGCAAGAAGTCGAGCAAATTATGCCTGAAGCTGTTATTACTCGTGCTGATGGAATTAAAATGGTTGATTATGGGGTGTTAAATGCCTAATCCATATATTACTAATGTAGACCCGTACATGAGTCAACAAGACTTGTCAGGCTATGCGCCTACAATGCAAGATATTGCTCAACAAAAATTGATGCAGCAGCTTGCTTTAGCGCAACAAAATCAACAAGTGCAAGAAGCTGGTCAGCAACAAGGTGGTGGTATGTCAGGTTTAAGCCCATTAGCTATGGCTATGATGTTGCGTAAAAAGCCAGACGAGCCTGCAAAATATACTGGCCCAAGTTATGGCACAAACCCTAACTTTAGCAACAGTCATTTTGACACTATGTCATACGATTAACAGGAAAAGTCATGGCACAAGATAACGAATTTAATTTAATGCAAGCGATGAATATGTCGCCTGATATGTATGAGCAGCAACAGCAATTAAATCGCAAGCAACAAATGGCTAAGCTGTTAATGTCGCAAGGCGCACAACAGCCACAAGGTCAAATGGTAAGTGGGCGCTATGTACCTACTTCATTCTTTCAGAATTTAGCACCTGTAGCTAATATGCTGACTGGCGCATATATGCAAAACAAAGGTGACGAGCAAGCTAAAGCACTTGCAGCAGAATTGCGTGGCACTCGCACTACAGAAATGGATGCAATTAATCAAGCTATTGCAAACAAAGATTTTGCTACTGCACAAAAACTTATTAACAGCTCTACAACAGGCGCTGGTAAAGAGATGTTACCTCGTCTTATGGAGCGTAATATACCTGCGATTGAAAAACCACAGGTTGTTGGCAAAGGTGGAGTGCTTATTGGCGCTGATGGTAAAGAAATTTATAGAAATACATTTGGCGGTGGCGATGGTGAAGATGGCATGACAGGTGGCCGTTTCAATAAAAAAGGCGATTACATTGCACCTGGTGGCGTATTTATTGGCAAAACTGAAGTAGCAAAAGACAGAGAAATTGCTAGAACAGCTAATGAATTGCGTCAAGGTTTACAAGAAATTACCCCTAAAGATGTTAAAGATACAGAGTCAGTATTTGGAAGTGTTGTAGAAGGTGGGCCAATTAGCTATTTAGCTAAACAATTTAAAAATCCTGCTGTTGCAGCACAAGCAAAAATTAACGCTTCTTCTGTTATGCAGACACTACAAAACTTGCCGCCTGGTCCTGCTTCTGACAAAGATATTGCACAAGCTAGAAGCTCATTTCCTGGTTATGGTAATGCAGAAGATTTGCAAACATGGATTAATAATACAAATTCAATGCTTGAAAGAAAGATTAACAATGTTAATTCTAAGTATGGCAGCGAAGATTGGTATGGCGCTCAAGGTATTAATACAAAAACTCCTACTTCTGGTGGCGCCCGCACAGTTAAGCGTACAGGCAAAGTAACAAGTGGAGCTAATGCTGGCAAAACTGCTGTTGAATATTCAGACGGAACAGTGGAGTATAAATAATGGCTGAAAACATTGTTTGGGATGCGCCTAAAGAAGCTATTGCATGGGATGAGCCTAAGTCTAATGAATTGACATGGGAAAATGTCAAAAAAGGCGTAATGAATATTGCGCCATCTGCGCTCATTAATGTTGCAAAACCTTTTTATGGCTTAAATCAAGCAGCATGGCAATTAGCTGGCAAAGTAGCACCATCTGTAGCTAATATGGGTGATTACCCCGTTGAGCTGTTAAACAAGCGTCAAGCTGCGTTAAATGCAGAAGCAGGGCCAGCGTCTAAATTTACTACTGAGCCAGCAGCATTAATAGGTGAAAATTTAGGCCCTACAGCAATAGCAAACAGAGTAATGGCTGCTAAAAACTTTATTCCTAGTTTTGGCAATATGTTTGCAACAAACACAGCATTAGGAGCTGGTACAGCTTTTGCTAATCCAGAAAAAACTGGTTTAACACCAGAAGAATTTGGCAAAGAAAAGACCAAAAGCATGGCTATTGGTGCAGCAGTACCAGCAGCCTTAACTATTGGTGGTGGCGCAGTTACTAACGCTATTAGCCCACAATTTACTAAAGAAGCACAAAACTTAATAAACAGAGGTGTTGAATTAACACCTGGTCAGCGCATGGGTGGTATGCTTAAATCTTTAGAAGATAAGCTAACTAGCTATCCTGTAGTAGGCGGCATGATTGAAAGAGGTCGTGCAAAAAGTATTGAAGGCTTTGACAAAGCAGCATTTAAACAAGTTTTAGAGCCTATTAATGGTGTTGCACCAAAAGAAGCTGGCAGAGAAGGTATGCAAGTCGTAGAGCAACAAGTAAAAGCTGCTTATAACGAGCTATTACCTAAGTTAAATTTTAGCGCCACGCCCGATTTTAGAGCAAATATGGCTCAATTAACTCAATTATCTGAAGGCTTGCCTAATAATTTAGGCGACACATTTAAAAAGAATATTCAACAAATAATTGGTACAAGACTAGGCCCACAAGGCACAATGGATGGCACAGACTTTAAAAAAGTAGAGTCTGAATTATCTAAAAAAGCTAAAGCGTATGGCAAATCTATTATTGCAAGCGAGCAAGACTTAGGTGACGCATACAAACAGGCTTTAGTAAATTTACGCACAGCATTAGCTGAAAGCAATCCAAAACAAGCTGCTGAATTAGCTAAAACTAACGCTGCTTTTGCTAGATTAAGCATTGTGCGTGACGCTGCTACAAAAGCTAATACACAAGATATGTTTACTCCTGCACAATTAGCTGCTGCTGTGCGAAAAGCAGACGAGTCAGCAGGTAAAAACAGGACAGCAACAGGCACAGCGTTAATGCAAGACTTGTCTGATGCTGCTGTTGCTACATTACCTAACAAAATACCAGACTCAGGAACAGTAGGCAGAGGTAATGTTGCAAGTCCATTTGGTTGGGCTGCGGGTACTGTTGCTTCAATTCCTTATTCTTTAGCAGACATAGGATTAGCAAATAGACCTGATATTGTGAGAAAATTAGCAGACACGCTAAGAGGCAAGTCAGCTTACGCTACTGGTCCTGCTGTAAACAAAGCACTTGGAGAAAAAGATGAGTAGAAACGGCAGCGGTACCTATAACTTACCTGCAGGCAATCCTGTAGTAACAGGGACAACTATTACAAGTAGTTGGGCTAATACAACTATGCAAAACATTGCTGACGGACTAACTCAATCAGTAGCTTCAGACGGTCAAACACCGATGTCAGGAGCATTGAATATGGCAACAAATAACATTAATAATGTTGGTACACTAACAGCCTTAACAGGCATCTTTGGCGGGACATACTAAAATGGCACAAACGGGCTACACTCCAATCTCGATTTATTATTCTTCTACAGCTACCAATGTCCCTACGGCTGGTAACTTAGTAGCTGGAGAATTAGCTATAAACACCGCAGACGGAAAACTTTTCTATAAAGATTCTAGTGGCGTAGTGCAAGTTATTGGCACTAAAGGTGGCGTAGGTTCTTCCACAACTACTCAAGTCCTTTATAACTCTAGTGGATTGGTAGTTGGTTCTGCCAATATGACCTTTAGCGGTACAGCTTTAACTTTAGCTAATGATGCTTCTATATCAGGTCTTACTGTTGGTAAGGGTGGTGGTGCTCAATCTACAAGCACCGCTTTTGGTTATCAAGCATTAAACGCAACAAACACAGGTTCTGGTGAAGTTGCTATTGGTTATGAATCATTAAAAGCAAATACAAGTGGAAATTACAATATTGGTATTGGCTATCGGACTTTGTTGGTAAATACTACTGGCGGTTCAAATATTGCTATCGGCAATGCTTCACTTACAGCAAATACAACTGCTTCATATAATACTGGTGTAGGCGATAGCACTTTATCAGCAAATACTACTGGAACTGGAAACTCAGGGTTTGGACAGGCGGCTTTATATTTAACTACAACTGGTTCTTACAATACTGGCTTAGGTCAAGGTGCTTTACAAAACAACACCACCGCATCTTACAACACAACAGTAGGTTATCAAGCTGGATATTCAAACACAACAGGTCAAGGTATAACCGCAGTAGGCTATGGAGCTGGGAGGCTAAATACTACAGCTGGTGGTCAAACATTTGTCGGATATCAAGCTGGGTTTAATGCAACAGGCTCAAATAATACTGCTATTGGCTCTTCTGCTGGTACAAGCATAACAACAGGAACTGGTAATACTTTAATTGGCTCGCAAGCTGGTCAAAATATGACTACGGGAGTGCAAAATACTTTTATTGGTGGCGCATGGAACACTAATGGCGCTGGATATTATGTAACTACGGGTTCTAAAAACACCATTATTGGTGGTTATGACGGCAACCAAGGCGGTGTAGACATCCGAACATCAAGTAACAACATTGTGTTATCTGATGGTGATGGTAATCCTAGAGGAAGATGCGATAGTTCTGCAAATTGGACTTTTTTGAATAATGTAACAGTTGATAGTTATTTTGGTTTAGCAGTGGCAGCTAATAGTGCGGCTGTATTTGATATGTCTGCCGCTATAAACCAAAGAATTGGTATGCGTATTAATACAAGTAATTCGCCAGGAAGTGGTTCATTTATATCTTTTACTAATTTATCAGGAAATGTAGCTGGTTCTATTACTCATACTGGCACTACTACTGTTGCTTACAACACTTCTTCTGACTATCGCCTAAAAGAAAACATTGCACCAATGACAGGTGCTTTGGCTAAAGTTCAAGCATTAAAACCATGCACATACACATGGAAAGAAGATGGCACAGATGGTCAAGGATTTATTGCCCATGAATTAGCTGAAGTTTGTCCACAGGCAGTTACTTTTGAAAAAGATGCTGTAGATGATGAAGGAAACCCAAAGTATCAAGGCGTTGATACCTCATTCCTTGTTGCTACATTAGCAGCCGCCATTCAAGAACTCAAGGCAGAGTTTGATGCCTACAAAGCAACCCACCCTTAAAGGAAAATAAAATGGCATTTGAAACTTTAACTCAAGCAGAATTAGATAGCATGAAGATTAGCCCTGTTGCACAGGCTACGCCTACCGCAGAACAAATCGCCCAGCACTACAACGCTGCAATCGATAGCGTAAACCTGCTCAACGCTGGCAAACCTGAAGATATGACTGATGAAGATTGGGCAGATACAGTTAAGCGTAATAAAGAGCATTTAAACATTATGCTGGCTAAAGACTTTTGGACTACAGAAGATTTGAAGCCATTGCAGGATGCAGCAAAATAACCACAAAAGGAAATAACATGGAAAACATAAAGAAAAACCAAGTTACGATTGACGATGTAGAGTATGAGTTTTCAGACATGAAGCCTGAACAGCAGGCAATGGTTAATCATTTAATTGACCTAGACCGTAAAATTGGTAGTTCACAATTTAACCTTGACCAGCTTAATGTTGGCAAACAAGCGTTTCTGACTATGTTGCGTGAGTCACTTGCTAAAGTAGATGAGGTAATACAATGAATTTTACATTTACATGGATATTGGATAAATTTGGTTTACAGCCAAAAATTACCTTTACTGAAGCACCTAAGCCTGCTGCTAAAAAAGTAGCAAAAAAGACTGTTAAAAAAACGACTACTCGCAACACAACTAAAAAGTGAGTATTTTTGTGGACATTGACCCTATTAAATTTGGCGTAACTTGGCAAAAAGTAGAAGCTATGGAGCATGAAGTAGCTGAATTACGCAAAGATGTTAAAGCATTACTTGAATTAGCCAATAAGGGTCGTGGTGGCTTTTGGGCTGGCATGGCAATCGTGTCAGCTTTTTCTACTTTTATAGGCTTTGTAGCTCATTACTTTACAGGCAAATGAAATCACGCACAATGTGGTTTTCGTTTTTGCTTGTAGTGTTTGGCGCACTATTTGACAATTTTTCGTATTTACAAAATATTATTGACCAAAGGTACTATGGCATATTGTTGGTTGGCGTTGGTGTTATTGTCGCTGTATTGCGTTTTCTCACTACTGGGCCTGTAAAATGATATTCCCTATTAGCACATACATTTATGCTGCGCTTTTTGCATTAGCTGTTGCAGGTTTTGGATATGGTCGTTATCAACATAATGCGCTGGTAGAATACAAAGCAGAAGTTAAAGCTGTTGCAGAAAAACAAAAAGCACACATTGAGTCAATTACTAAACAGCAATTATTAGTCACTAAAGGAATTGAAAAGGAATATGATGCGAAACTTACTCTTTTGCGTAACTATTATGCTAACGGGGTGCGTAACACCAGTAGCGGTGCAATGCCCGCCAATGGCACAACCACCTTCCCAATTGATGCTGTCACCACCTACAACTTACTTGCTGGACAATGCGCTGAAACAACGCAGCAATTAGTCAGTCTGCAAGAGTGGTTAAATCAACAAATAGGCATTAAATGAGTAATTTTCAAGAATGTTTAGATTTGGTATTAAAATCTGAAGGTGGCTGGGTAAACAATCCAGCAGACCCAGGTGGTGAAACAAATCTAGGGGTCACCAAGCGAGTTTGGGAAGAATATGTAGGTCATGCTGTAGATAACCTTAAAAAGCTCACCAAAGCCGATGTAGCCCCGTTATACGAATTAAAATACTGGAGACCTTGTTACTGTGAAGTATTACCTAGAGGACTCGATTTTGTTGTCTTTTCAATGGGAGTTAACGCAGGGCCAGGAAGAAGCGTTAAGCTGCTTCAGCAGTCTATTGGCTGCGTACCTGATGGTATTATTGGCCCAAAAACAAGAGACCTTATTTCATCCAGTAATGGCGCAAATCTTGTCGCAAAATTCTCTGAAGCTAGACGGGAATATTACAAGTCATTAAAGACTTTTCCTATATTTGGTAAAGGCTGGCTTGCTAGAGTAGATAGAGAAGAAGCCGAAGCCTTGGATATGGCTAAAAACGGCTAACGAATACGCATTACTTTAGCTTTTTTCATTACTAATTCGTACTCTTTTTTAGCGTTGTCATCAAGTTTGCGTAATGGCAATTCTTGGTAATACTTCCATTTAGCTAAATACTCAGGTAATTCTGATGGTGGCACATAGCCATGCAATTTCCAACGAATAGTGATGTCTGTACCAACGGGCGTGTAAATGTAGTCGTTGTCCATTATTTGCTCTCCATGTGAATTAAAACAATAATTACAATGATTATTGCCCACGCTATCATTCCGCTTAATGCCATAGCAGTCATAAAAATAGTCATTTTTTAACCTTTTTTGCTGGTACTTTATATTCATCAATAGCTTGTTTAAGCATAGCTAATATTCCATATTGCACAAGAATTTCTAGGCCTGCTTTGTCAAAATGCACTAATGCGTCTGCTGACCCGTCTTTATGCTCTTTTACAATTTCAACTCTGATGTCCATACATTTCCTCATAAGTTAACCAAGGTTTTTGCTGCAATTTATAGCCAAACGCATAAAATAAAGGATTAAAATTAGCAACAATGCGTCTTTTAGCGTCTAAAGTAGTACCGCTAATCTTCAAAACATTGTCTATTTGACCTGCCAGCTTAAACATATCATTCTTCAAATAAGTCATGTATTCCCATTTCCTCTCTAGCTCTAACAGACTTTAAATAGTTTTTAAGTGCTTTGTCATCTTCTTTAAAAATTTTATTAAACAGTCTGTGCGTAGCATACCTTGGCGTATGCTCGTAAAAAGTCCCATGAAGCACATAATAGCTAAATGCGCTGCAAGCCAACTCAAACTCTTTACAATCATCTTGTTGGTCGCACCTGTCGCATGGGGATTCGCCCTCAAAAACTCTGCGAATGTAGGTATCCATCAATACTTGGATAACTTACTAAACATGACTCTACCTTGTTGATTTTTATAAGCAAAAGTAGAAAATGCTTCAGGTGACTCATTGTGCAGCTCAAACAAAACTTCATCAATTCTTTTAGATGTTGCGTCAACAAGGTCATCTGACATTTTGTCACGCAAATCGCCATATATACCGCTTGACGCTGCTTTTAAACGCTTTTGTTGCTCTACTGATAGTTTGATATTCATACATTCGCCTCTACTTGTTTTTGAAATTTGTCCCAGTCTAGCGCAATAATCATCTCTAATACGCTAATGTCTGTGTTAGCAATACGCACATCTTCAATTTCTACATCGCCTGTGTAGCCAATGTCATCTTCTGGCTCAATCATGTAAAAATCTACATCAAGTAATGTGTCGCCTAAATATACTGAAGTCATTTGTAAGTCCATTTTGTTTCCCCTTGTTAAGCAGCGAAATTGCTGCGTTAGAAGTAATTTAACTCAGGTTTTATGGCAAAAACTTGACCTAGGTCAAGAAAATGAAAAATAATTTATTAAAATTTCATGCACTTATACCAATGTATAACGATGTATATTTTTTGTGGTTTTTTATACATATAGGTAGCAATGTATATACAAAATATATACCTATAGGTAGCAGGGTTGTATTTGGCAGTTAACACCAATGGGCGAGAAAGCCGCAAAATTACCCAATTACTGCATCCTACATTGGCGGCTTGACACCCTTAAATGAGGTGGGGGCTGGTATGCACGGACATACATGGTAGAAGAAAGGGGAAATCTCCTCAGCCCCCGTTGTTTAGTTTAAACCAGTTTTTAGTTTATATACGCTCAACAAATGTAGAAACATCTCGTAAGCGTTTCTTACATCTTGCTCACTATGCTCACAAATTGCTACTTCACCTGTAGTGCCATTAATATATACATTGGCGCAGCGTGCGGTGGGTGCTAGGACCTCTCTGTAGGCTGCGAGCTGCATAATGTGTTCATCGTACGGCTTAATGTCACCAGGCGTCTTTTCAGTCGTTTTAAAGTCAATGACTACACCACTAAAGTCATGTTTTGATTTGCAATATAAATCGCACTTGCCACCATAGCCTTGTTGATTGACTAGACTTTGCTCTGCAATCCATAACTGGGCGCCAAAATGCGCTGTAATAGCATCATCTACTATGCGTACATAAGCAGGCATATCAGGCAAATACTCTTGACTGTAAAAAGACTCTAAGAAGTCATGTATAAGACTTCCTCTGTCTGCCGCTTCTCTTGATTTAGCTTTTGCTAAATATAAAATTCTATCAACATATTCTTTTTCAGACTCTTGTAATCCTCTAGGATTGTCTGCTGCTGCGAGTAGTGCTTGGCTCTGTTTCCATGTATCAAGGCCTGGTTTTGATAATTGGCCAATAATTGTTGTAACGCTTGGGACAAGTGTACCAGGGTTTGCTTTTGCGTCCCTGAGTGTTGTGCTTCTTTCTTTGCCGTTTTTACCAATGGTTGTATAGCGTGACTGCCCGGTTTGGGCGCAATACCAATGCTCTGACATAAATTTCCCCTTATTTGCATAATGTGTAATTAAATACACATTTTTAAAATTGCTCGTCTATCTTCATCACTTAGACAGCACTCAGCACAACGCTCAATAACGCAATTAATAACATCATTTAAGTCTTTAGGCTCAAAAGCAATTAATTGTCTTTCTTCATCAACATTAAATTGCTCCATAATCAAATTACTCTTTTCTGCTAGTAGGCTACTAATTGCGTTATTCATGTTAGCTCCTAGAATGGTACATCATCTTCAAGTGTATTCTTAGGCAACTCATTGCTGCCCGCTTCAGTAAAGCCTTTAGGTAGCTTTTCTTTACCTATTGAAACGCTGAAAAACTTGCCTTTTTGGCCTTCTTTAACCCACGCTGAAAGCCAATGCTCTTTTCCATTAACCATAATTGTGCCCGAATAATCAGGATGAGTTTCACTTGTTTTGCGGTCATTTTTGAATAGTGAGCCACTACCTTCTTTTGGAACATAAGCCATTTCATACCCCTTAAATTTCGATTGATTTAACTACTGGTTTGTTTACTGGTTTGCTTGCTGGATTACTTGCGGCGTTGCCATCATCATCCGCTTGCACTACACCTACTACTGCTGCTAATGCGTACCTACGCATATAGGTTATTGCAGAGCCTGCGCCTTGTGCGTCTGCTTTAGTAACTGGTACTGACATCTCTTGACTCATCCATTCGCCAGACTTGTGGCTAATAATTGTAGTCAATGACATAGACTTGTCTAATTCTGAATACAATCCAGGAAACTGCATAATTGCTATGCCATGCGCTGAAAGCAAGTCACGACAGGCGCCCCATACTGACTCTAAGTCAGCATATTTAGATTTAAAGAATGGATTAGCAGAGTCTTTAATTGCATGGGACATTTTGCCCTGCACATAAGACAAAGCTACTGTTAAATTTGCAATACTTTCTGATTGATTAATCATTTTGCACCCCCAAAGATTGCGCCAAAGTCATTAAAAACTTCTGTCAATACTGGATTCTTTTTCCAGCGATTAGGTTTGCCGCACGCTTGACGAATACAGTCAACTTGGTCTTGTGTAAGCAGCTCGCCACCATACTCCATGCAGTCAAGTGCTTCTTCTAAAAATTCTTCATGCTCAAGCATTAATTGGTTTAATTCACCCATCTAAATTCCCCTTAGATACATAGCGAAATTGCTATAGGTTAAATGTTAACACAGGTAAATTAAAAAAGTTAAAGTTATGCAAATAAACAACATATAGGTTAAACTCTGTGAATGGACAAACAATTAAAACTCACAGATAGCGCAATTATTGACCTTTTAGGTGGTACTGCAAAAGTAGCAAGAATGTGCAAAATTGATTCAGCAGCAGTTTCTAATTGGCGCATTAGAGGTATACCCGCAGATAAATATATGCTGCTAGGCGCAAGAATAGAAGAAGCAAGTCACGGACTTGTTACTCGCCAAAATTTATTTCCTAAAAACTTTTATTTGATATGGCCAGAGCTGTTGCCAAAAAGCAACGCATTTGGCGACCAAAGCGAAGATTAAATTATTTTTCAAAAAATTGACCTAGGTCAAGAAAATAACTTAAAAAGTAGGCGAAACTGACAGGGCTGTTTAACTTAAAGGGGAATTATATGAAAGATTTTTTAGGAGCTTGTTTATTGGGCGCGGTTTTAGGTGCTATGTTTGCTTATGGCATACCAGCTAAAGCGCAGACTATTCAACTGACTGACAGTCGTGGTTATAGCCAAGGCACAGTCCAAATCAACGGCAATACAGCGCAATTTGTAAATCCACAGGGTTACACAACGCAGACTGCTACGCTATATCCCAATCAAATTGTTATACAAAATTCAAATGGCACTACTGTTGTTGGCACACCAAGTTATACTGTGCCGCCAAGTCCAACAACACCAATGTCACCTAGAGTTATGCAATGAGTTTTACCATTTATACGCATGATGGCATGAAGCAAATTCAATGGTTCTTTAATATGGATGAGCTAATTAAATCAATGTTGAATAACCCAAAAAATCATTACCATAGAAATTCTAATTAAACATGAATTTTTACCCATTTCATATTGGTGACTACATAAGTCACACCAGTCATTTAAGCGATGCAGAAGATTTGGCATACAGACGCTTGATTGACCTTTATTATCAAACTGAAGCGCCATTTCCTCATGAGCTGTCTATGCTTGCAAGAAAGGTAAAGTCAAACATTGATACAGTGGATTTATTGCTACATGAATTTTTTGAGTTTGACGAAAGCAGCTTGTTATGGCACAGCACTCGGGCAGACAAAGAAATTGCTAAGTATCATGCTATGCAAGATGGGGGTCGCAAAGGCGCAGCTATAAGATGGTCAAAGGGTAGCGATAGCCCCCCTAATGCTAAGCCAATGCCAACCAAGAACCAAGAACCATTAACCAAGAACCATATAAAGACTATTACGCCTGAAGGCGTGTCTGATGATTTATGGAATGAATTTTTGGCTTACAGAAAGCGTCTTAAAGCACCTATTACAGACAGAATAACAAAGCGTCTAGTAACTGAAGCAGAAAAAGCAAAAATGCCACTTACTGATGTTTTAGAGTTAATTATGTTTAAAGGTTGGCGCTCTTTTGAAGCGTCATGGGCGCAACAAGCAGAGCAAAAAGCAAAAGAATTACCTTTAGGCACAAACGAACAAATCATGCACGCTTATGAGCATGAATGTGGCAAAGACCCAAAACAAGCAAGATTTAACAGTTATTACGATATGAAGCAGTTTATTATTACGCAGCGAGAAAAGGGGATTAATCGTGTTTAAGCAGCCAACATTAGACATATTTGACAGTAACGAAGAAGCACTCATTGAGTCTGCATACACTAAGAAAGTGTCTGTGCCTGTTTATGTGCCTCAATATCAAAAACCAAGCGTATATGAGCTATTTGACCACATGAAGTCTATGCAAATGATTAAACGCATTAATGAGTCAAGCGTGTCAGCAGAAGATAAAAAATTTCTTATTTATGCTGCACAGCGTCATATTATTTTTAACTTTTCAAAGATTGCAGATTACTACGCTCACTCAAGCGCAGAAATGCAAGACTTAATGGAGCAGTCAGCGTTAGTCATTGTTGACTTTGACAAAGCTATTGAAAACGGGTTTGCAACACTAAACAATGAATTGTCTAATGCTTACTTGGATGAGCAGAATGTCTAATCCTTTTAAGATTTTAGAGCCTACAGTCGTAAGTTTTAGTGGTGGCCGCACATCAGCATATATGTTGCATGAAACATTAAAAGCTAATAATGGCTTGCCAGATGATGGATTTGTTATTTTTTCTAATACAGGAAAAGAAGTTGAAGAAACTTTACAATTTGTTAAAGATTGTGAGACATTTTGGAATGTGCCTATAACTTGGCTTGAATACATATCAGAAAAGCCTGGATATAAAGTTGTTAATTTTGAAACAGCATCAAGAGATGGTAAACCTTTTGAAGATTTAATTATTAAAAAAAATTACTTACCTAATCCTTTGGCTAGATTTTGCACAGAAGAACTAAAAGTAAAAGTAATAACAAAATTTATGAAAGACAAAGGCATTGAAGATTTTGTCACTTTTGTTGGAATTCGTGCTGATGAGCCTAGGCGAGTGGCAAAAATGAAAATAAATAAAGATATTAAAGAAACGCCTCTTGCTTCAGCAAAAATTGGCATTAATCATATTTTACAATTTTGGGAAAAACAAGATTTTGATTTAAATTTAAAGTCTGTAAATGGTAATTCAATTTTAGGCAACTGTGATTTATGTTTTTTAAAAAAAGCAAATCATAAATTAAGTTTAATTCAAGATAATCCAGATAGAGCTATTTGGTGGATTAACATGGAAAACAAAGTTAACGCTAAATTTAACATTGGCCATCCAGATTACAATTCAATGGTGCAATACAGCAAAAAACAAATAGATATGTTTTCTGATGATGAAGAAGCCATAGCTTGTTTTTGTGGAGATTAAAAATGGATAACTTTTGCGTCTTTATTCTCACCCATGCTAGACCTGACAGAGTTTTTACTTACAAAACGCTGCGTGAAAAAGGCTATACAGGCAAAATTTACCTTGTTTTAGATGATGAAGATAAGGCGCATAGCGAGTATGTCAAGTCTTATGCAGACGAAGTTTTGACATTTTCTAAAAACGAAGTGGCCAAGACTTTTGATGTAGGGGACAACTTCACAGACAAGCGTGCTGTTGTTTACGCTAGGAACGCTGTTTTTGACTTAGCCAAAGGTATTGGCTGCAAATACTTCATGGTGCTAGACGATGACTACACAGACTTTCGTTGGTCATTCACAAATGAGCGCAAATATGTGACTAACAAATATGTTAATAACTTAGACAAAGTGTTTGCAATTATGTTGAAGTTTTACAAATCAACACCATTTACTTCAATTTGCATGGCGCAAGGTGGTGATTTTATTGGTGGCGCAGGCAGTGGTTTAAGCAAAACATTCTTAGATGGTCAAATTTCACGCAAAGTAATGAATAGCTTTTTATGCTCAACTGACAGGCCATTTCAATTTGTAGGTAGAATTAACGAAGATGTCAACGCTTATTGCAGTTTTGGCTTCAGAGGTCATTTATTTATGACTGTTGCGCAATTACGACTAGAGCAAAAACAAACGCAGTCAAATGCGGGTGGTTTGACAGATATTTATTTAAACTATGGCACCTATGTCAAAAGTTTTTATACTGTTTTGTATAACCCGTCTAGCGTTAAAATAAGACAAATGGGTCAAAGCAATAAACGACTGCACCATAGCATTAACTGGGACACAACTGTGCCTAAGATTATTTCAGAAAAGTTTAAGAAGAATGGAAATATACAAGCATCAATGCAAGGTGAGGCAATTACTTAAATACAGAAAGGAATGGGGCAGAGAAAAATTTAGAGCATATTTAGCTAAATACAATTTTGACAAACAAACTATTGCAGATTTTGTTGAGCAATGGGAATTAGGAAATAGGGGAGAAACAAACAAATGGATATTGAAAGATACATTGTCGCAGCAACAGGGCTTGGATATTTAGTAGTAGGTCTAGCTCAATACTTCAAAGGCTCGCCATCTAACGCATTTATATGGTTAGGTTACGCAGCAGCTCAAATTGGCTTATGGATGAATTTAAAATGAAAGATTACGACCCAAATGATGCGATTGACTTCATTTTCAAGAAAGCGCCAGATTATGCGGCTGCAAAGGGCAGATTGGCAGAGCTTGAGGCTTTTAAAAGTAGTCTTAAGGCGATTAAAATGGCGCAAACAGACGAACAAAGTCTGGGCGCCCAAGAGCGAGAGGCTTATCGCAGCCAAGAGTACCAAGATTTATGCAAAGCTATTGGAGCTGCAACGGAACAAGCTGAGGCGCTTAGATGGCAGCTAGAAGCAGCTAAGATGCGCTTTGAAGCATGGCGCACTCAAGAAGCAAGCAACAGAAACATAGAAAGATTAACAAAATGACAGACTATTCTGAAAACTATTTACGCATACAAAAGCTGCTGAAGTGCTATCACAATGCAACACTTAAAAATCAGTACGAAAAAGCCACCAAAATAGCGCATGATTTAGCAGAAGAAACCATCAAGCTAGAATTTGCTACTTATGACCAAGTTAGAAAGCAATGGCTAAGCTAATGCGTAATGCGTATGCTACGCACACAGACTATGCAGAGTTTAAAGGTTTAATCCCTGCAAATCCTGCGTTGGTGCCTAGCAATGTAGATGGTATGCTTGAGCGCAAAGGTAAATTTTTAATTCTTGAATGGAAAAGACCAGGCGAAAAAGTAAGTGTAGGGCAAAAAATTATGCTGCAAGCATTAGCGGCTAAATCTGATTTTATGGTAATAATTATTTATGGCAATACAGATAATGAAACTGTTATAAATTCATATTGGCTTCTTACACCTCATGGTGTACCTGTTAAAACAGGTGTAGGGTTTGAGTCTTTTAAACAGTTTTATAGACAATGGTATGAATGGGCTGATGGCAACTAAAAATGAAAAGAAGTCACTTGATAAGATTGCAAGACTCGGATGTATTCTGTGTTCCGAAGTCCTTGGGTTTGAAGGCACTCCGGCAGAACTCCATCATGTGCGCCGGTATGGAACTAAACGGGCTACATCCCCTGTCCTGCCACTTTGCCCAGAACACCATCGTGGAAACACCGGTCTTCACGGACTGGGTGCAAAAGGTTTTGAAAATAAATGGGGCATTACCCAGGAGAGGCTCTTGGAATGCGTCAATCAGAAACTTGGAAAGGGATATGAGTGAATGACATATTGCTTGCTTTTGGCGTGTTAGTTTTGTTGCTGCCCGCAATAGCTGTATGGATAAGTTTACAATTCTGACTCTTAAACTTTACAATCCTTGGTTTTTGTAAAGTATTGGCTACAATTCTAAGGGGTCAAAGCCTAATTCAGTAGCTACAAGTTTGCAACGAACTCTAAATGGTTTGCCATGTTGCATCCATTTGTCGCCTTTTTGACGATGAAAGCTAAGATGCACCATTTCATGGGCTAATGTAGTAATGACTGTGTAGTAATGCCCGCAGCGAGCAGACGAAATTGTAATGGTATGCTCGTAATCCTCGCCTGTGTCGTATAAGTAAGTACCCATAGTTTCTGGGTCAGCAGTCACAACAAAGTCAATTTCTTCAGGTACAGGCATTTTCCATTTAGTAAATGGATAACAGCAATAAAGAGAAGCGTAAAGGTTTTTAACAACCTCTGAATTTAATTTCATACTTTATGTATTTTGCCACGAAACTCAACTTCATCATCGCCCCATACACGCACCATTTCAGGCTGCAATAGTTTGCTGCGCTCAAACGACAGCATTACAAAGCCACTATTCCAGTCTTTAGGCGTGTCCTCAGTATATGAAAACTGTTGCCCGTTAGGGTCAGCAAGCGTGCCTGTTTGCACACCCCACCTTGTCCCATTGTAATCATTAAATGGAATGGCGCTCAAAACATGAGTATGGCCAGTAATCATATTGACCCCTGAGTTAACCGCATTGTTTCTGCCACCAGTCCAGCCACCTTTCCAACGATGCTTAATGCAAGTGTCCTCATTTACCCAAAATGACCAGCAAGGTGACCACATAGGAAAGTAGTCACGCAACGATGTGCCAAACACACCCTCAAAAGTAGGCAAATTAGCAATGATTGACATTTCCAATCTTTGGTCGTGGTTGCCCATTGGCCAAAACAATTTAGCTCCTCTTGCTACTGACTCAATTTCGCCTAAATAATATTGGCAAGCGTCTAATTCTTCTTTGACAGTAGGTACTTTATTCCAATCCTGTCTAGGAAAACGACTTAAATTGGCGCCATCCAATGCGTCACCATTACAGACTATGGCAGTAGGCTTATATTCTTTAATCATCTCTATGAGTGCTTTAAACGCTGTAGTCGTTTCGTCAGGCCAAAAGTGAGCGTCACTAAATACAATAACTCGACCTTTTTCTATGTCCATGCCTCTGCGTACATGACCTGGTGTTTGCTCAATTTTTTTAGCGTAAGCTGGGTTTTGACTTGCAAAAGTAGGCAGCTGAATTTTTAAACGATTTTCTATTGACCTGCGTCTAGACATTACATTTCTGACTGCTATACCATGTATTTTTGCAAACTCTGCAGGACTGCCAACCTTATTCCAAGACTCTATCCATTCTTCATCTGTTAAGTGGTAGCCAGGCATGAATATTCCTATATAATCAATAAGTTACTGAATACTAACTGAAAAATATGACATTTGCGAAAAAAGTAGATAAAAACCAGAATGATGTTGTAAAGGCACTACGGGATTATGGCGCTGATGTGCATTTACTTCACATGGTAGGCAAAGGTATACCTGACTGTTTAGTCGCTTATGAAGGACACACTATTTTAATGGAAATTAAAGATGGTGCTGATAAAAAATTTACACCTGACCAGATTAAGTTTATTGCAAGCTGGAAAGGTGGGCTTTTATACAGAGTAAATTCAAGCGAAGAAGCTATAGAAGTATTAAAATCATTAAAAATGGAGTAATTTATGAATGAAACTCAAAATGTCGCTATGTTTGCCGCTACTCTCTTGCATAGCAGCACTAATACTCATTTTTTCCATTGGTCAACAAATTCTTACTCACAGCATAAGGCTTTGGGCAAATACTATGATGAAATAATTGAGCTGGTGGATTCTTATGTAGAGGCATACATGGGCTGCTATGAGCAGATTAAAGAATTCCCTAGCGTATATCACCAACCTAAAGAACCACTCAAGTATTTAGAGTCATTAAAGAATTTTGTGGCTGAAGCCAACGCAGACTTGCCACAGAAACAAGAATTAGTCAATATTGTTGCAGAAATACAACAATTAATTGACTCTACCATATACAAACTCAAATATCTCAAGTAAGGATTCATTATGCCAATGGACAAATCAGGGTCAGCTCAATCAGTCGGCAAAAATTACAAAACTGAAGTAGCTGCTGGCAAGCCTAAAAAGCAAGCTATGGCTATTGCATTGTCCGAAGAGCGTACTCATGCTAAAGGCAAGCGTAAAGCTAAATTAGAAGAATCCTACGCTAAATACTTAGAAACAAAATGAGTCGGCAAGACCAAATCCGTAGTGCGATGGCTAAGCATGATAAGCCTATTGCTCATAAAACTACAGGTAAGGGTAAGACTTATAACCCTACAGACAAAGGCGCAGGCATGACAGCCAAAGGTAGAGCTGAATACAACGCTAAGAATGGCAGTAACTTAAAAGCACCAGCACCACATCCTAAGTCAAAAGCAGACAAAGGCAGAAAAGCCTCATTCTGTGCAAGAATGTCAGGTGTAGTGGCTCACGCTAAAGGTCCTGCTGAAAGAGCTAAAGCCTCACTAAAGAATTGGAACTGCTAATGAAACCTGGCTTATATGCAAATATCCATGCAAAACAAGAGCGCATTAAACATGGTTCAGGTGAGCGTATGCGTAAAGCTGGTAGTAAAGGGGCGCCAACAGCAGCAGACTTTAAACAAGCAGCAAAAACAAGAAAACAAGTCATTACTGACAAAATGAAGGATATGTAATGAAACACATGACAAGAAGTTACCCGCCTGAAAATGCTATGTTGCGCCCGCACAAAGAGTCCACGCTTGAGAAGCAACAAAAGAAGCGTCAAGACCATAATCCCCCATTAGAGCTAGATGACAGCAACATTCTTAACAGAAAAGCTAATCAACGCATGAAGCGTAAGCAAGCATTAATGGATGCAATGAACAAAAACCATGACCCTGACATTGTAGGATAATTGCTGTAGAATAAACCCCTTATAAATCAATTACTTGAGATTATATGGACAAAAAACTGTCGAAATCTGTTGAAGATAACCTAAATAGAGCAGGTAGAAAGCCAGGAGTGCCTAATAAAAGCACTACCGCAGCTAGGGAAGCGATTGCCAAGTTTGTTGATGGCAATGCACACAAAATGCAAGAGTGGCTCCAAAGCGTTGCTGATGGCATACAAAACGATGAAGGTAAATACATAGTCGCACCTAATCCTGAGAAAGCATTTGGTATGCTACAGACTGTAATGGAATACCATGTGCCTAAACTTGCTCGTACTGAAGTAGTAGGAGATGAGAAAGCACCACAAAGAATGGTTGTGTCTTGGAAGAAGTAATAGATGTAGAGCTAGACTACAAGCCTAGAGATGTATTCCTAGACTTTCACGAAAGAAGTCAACGATGGGCAGTAATAGTGGCTCATCGTAGGTGCGGTAAGACAGTAAGCTGCATTAATGAGCTGGTATACAAAGCACTTATAGAAAATAAAGAAGATGGTCGCTACGCCTATGTGGCGCCTTATTACAGCCAAGCCAAAAACATTGCATGGGACTACTTATTACGCTTTAGTAGACCTGTCATGGCTAAAGCAAACCAAAGCGAATTATGGGTAGAGTTAATAAATGGTGCAAGGATTCGTTTGTTTGGTGCTGATAACGCTGACAGTCTCCGTGGTTTGTATCTTGATGGCATAGTATTAGACGAGTATGCCGATATGCGCCCTAGAATATGGGGTGAGATTATTCGCCCGCTGCTTGCAGATAGGTTAGGTTGGGCTGTATTCATTGGCACACCTAAAGGGCATAATGCTTTTTGGGACATATACAACAATGCGACTAAAGACAGCGATTGGTACGCTAAAACGCTGAGAGCCAGTCAGACTGGTTTAATACCAGCTTCTGAGCTACAAGACGCAGCTAAGTCAATGACGCAGGACCAATATCTACAAGAGTTTGAATGTGACTTTGAGTCCGCAATCCTAGGCGCTTTCTATGGTAAGGAAATGCGCCAAATCACAGACCAAGGCAGAATTACAGATATTGAGTACGACCCTATGTTTCCTGTGCATACAGCATGGGACCTTGGCTATTCAGACGATACGGCAATATGGTGGTTTCAAGTAGTGCATGGTGAAATTCGTATGCTTGACTATCATTCGTCAAATGGGCAGCCTGTAGCGTTTTACTCAGGCATAATTCAGTCAAGAGAGAAAGAAAAAGGCTATGTGTATGGTACACATTACTTACCTCACGATGCACGAGCTAAGACACTTGCCTCAAATAGAAGCATAATTGAGCAACTTTCAGACAAAATTGCGTTAAAATCAATGAAAATTGTGCCAAGTTTGTCGTTACAAGATGGAATTCAAGCAAGCAGATTGGCATTGACCAGGGCTTGGTTTGACCATAAGTGCGAAGATGGCATTGAATGTTTAAGGCAGTACCAGCGTGAGTACGATGAAGATAAGAAAGTGTTTAGAGATAAACCTAGGCACGATTGGACTAGCCATGGTGCAGACGCATTTAGGATGTTAAGTATTGCCTGGAAAGAAGAAGCTAAGTTACCCTCGAAAGATGACTCGATTAAAGGGCTATTTGTAGGTAAAACCGATGTTAGTTTGAATGAATTGTGGAAACAACCACAAAGCACTTCAAGAGGAAGAATTTGATGGCAAACGATAAAGCTACAGTCAATCATACTTATGAGGACTGGTATAAAACGATTATGGGCTATGAGCGCAGCTACAAGCGTTGGGAAGCCAGAGTAGACCGCATTGTTAAGAAATATAAAGATGATAGCCGATACGACAGAAATCCTAATGCACGCTTCAACATACTCTGGAGCAATGTTCAGACTATACAGCCAGCTATCTTTGCAAGACTTCCTCGACCTGATGTTAGCCGTAGGTTTAGGGACAATGACCCAATAGGTAGAGTAGCGTCAATGATGCTTGAAAGAGCATTAGAGTTTGAAATTGAGCATTATGGCGACTACAAATCAGCAATGAATAACGCAGTTTTAGACAGATTGTTAGGTGGTCGTGGTGTAGCTTGGGTGCGTTATGAGCCACATATTGTAGGTGAAGAAGCTGGCGCAGAAGATATGCCTGATGACGGGCTAAGCGTAACTGAAGATAGTGACGAAGCTGAAACATCTGAAGCAACAGAAATTGAGTCACAAGAGCGCATTGAGTATGAGTGCTGCCCTGTTGACTATGTCCACTGGCGTGACTTTGGGCATACGATTGCTCGCACATGGGAAGAAGTAACAGCAGTCTGGCGCAGAGTGTATATGTCTAGACCTGCGCTTGTTGAGCGTTTTGGTGAAGAATTAGGCTACAAGATACCGCTAGATACAAAGCCTGATGACTTGAAACAGTCGTACAAGTCAGACGATGGAGTATATGAAGCGGTGATATACGAAGTCTGGGACAAAGAAACAGGCAAAGTATTATGGATTTCTAAGTCACTAGGCAAAATTGTTGACGAAAGAGATGACCCATTAGGTCTTGAAAACTTTTGGCCATGCCCAAAACCACTCTATGCAACATTAACAACTGACTCTTTAGAGCCTATTCCTGACTTTACTATTTATCAGGACCAAGCAAGAGAATTAGATGTTTTATGCGACAGAATTGATGGATTGATTAACGCATTGAAAGTGCGTGGTGTATATGACGCTTCAGCAAGTGAGCTACAACGCTTATTCTCTGAGGGTGAAAACAACACTATGATTCCAGTAAGTAACTGGATGGCATTTGCTGAGAAGCAAGGCATGAAAGGTGCGATTGATTTAGTAGATTTAGCACCATTTGCAAGCGCATTGATGTCATGCTATCAAGCAATGGACCAAGTTAAAGGTCAAATCTATGAATTAATGGGTATTGCAGATATTCAGCGTGGTCAGTCTGACCCTAATGACACGCTTGGCGCCCAAATCATTAAATCAAATAATGCAGCAGGTCGCTTAAAAACACAGCAGCACGCAGTCGTTGACTTTGCTACTAGCTTGTTAAGCATTAAAGCGCAGATTATTTGCAATCATTTTACTGATGACACGCTTGTTAAGATTTCTGGTGCAATGCAGCTTTCTGAGCAAGACAAGCAGTTTATTCCTCAAGCTATTGCGTTATTGCGTGATGAAGCAGCTAAAAACTTCAGAATTGAGGTCACTTCTGACTCAATGATTTATCAAGATGAGCAGCAAGAAAAAGCTGATAGAACAGCATTTTTAGCAGCAGTAGGTCAGTTTATGCAAATGGCTTTGCCAGCAGCTACACAAGCGCCTGAATTAACACCAATGTTAATGGAAATGCTGAAGTTTGGCGTAACAGCATTTAAAGCTGGTAAACAATTAGAAGGCATTATTGACCAAACTGCTGATGATTTGCGTAAACAGTACGAAATGACTAAAGGTCAGCCTAAACCACCATCACCTGAGATTCAAAAAGCGCAGATGGAATCACAAGCTAAGATGCAGCAGCTTCAAATGCAATCACAGCTTGAACAGCAAAAAATGCAGGCGCAAATTGAGGTTGAGAAAGCTAAACAAGAATTCCAAGCACAAGAAAATCAGCTTAAATTCCAACTTGAAGAACAGCGTAATCAGATGGACAGAGAGATGGAGCTAAAAGTGGCGCAAATGAAGATGATGACAGAGCGCAACACTCAAGTGCTGTTAGCTCACATTAACAATGGCGCTAAGATTGAAGTAGCTCGTATTGGCTCTGATGACTCTGATGGCACAATGGCGTATGCAAATGAGCAAGATATGGCACAAGCTATGCAACATCCAATGCAGCCTATTGCAGACGCTATTGGTCAAGGTAATCAACAAATGGCAGGCGCAATTAGTCAATTAGTTAACACAATTAATGAGCAAAATAATCGACCTAGAACAATCGTAAGAGGTCCTGATGGTCGTGTAACTGGAGTCCAATAATGGCTATTACAGTCAAGCATACCAAGGTTTCAACGATACCTGATGGGGATGACACAAGTGTTGTACGACCAAGTGATTGGAACGCAGACCATCAATTAGTAGGTACTGTACCTGTAGCCAATGGTGGTACAGGCGCAGCTACATTGACTGGCTATGTAAAAGGCAATGGCACTTCAGCGATGACTGCTGCTGCGACTATACCTAATACTGATATTACGGGCTTAGGCACAATGTCAACGCAAAACAGTAACAACATATCTGTTACTGGTGGCTCAATGAATGGCGTTACTATTAGCGATTATGTTGCAAATGCAACAAAAGGTGTAGCTAATGGTGTAGCAAGTTTAGATGGCTCAGGCACAGTACCTGTCAGTCAATTACCCGCAGCAGTTTTAGGCGCATTAAGTTATCAAGGAACATGGAATGCCAGCACAAATACCCCTACTCTTACTTCATCTGTTGGCACTAAGGGTTACTACTATGTTGTATCTGTTGCTGGTAGCACTAATCTTAACGGGATTACAGATTGGCAAGTGGGTGACTGGGCTGTTTACAATGGTACTGCTTGGCAAAAAATAGATAACACAGACGCAGTAACTAGCGTAAACGGCTATACAGGCACAGTCGTTTTAACTACTACTGATGTCGCTGAAGGCACAAACCAATACTTTACAACCTCTAGAGCAAGAACTTCTGTAAGTGCTGGTACAGGCATTAGTTATGATAGTGGCACAGGCGTAATTACCAATTCAAGTCCATCTTTAGGTGGTGATGTAGTAGGCCCAACAAGCGCAACAGACAATGCTGTAGTCAGATTTGACACCACAACAGGCAAATTAATACAAAACAGCGTAGTAACTATAGGTGACACAGGCGCAGCTACAGGGTTTACAACGCTTTCAGCTTCTACTAGCGTTACAACACCTATTGTCCAAGCATCAAACTCAGGCGGTTTATCTCTTAAAAACTCTGCAGGCACTACTCAAATTAGCATGGGCGCTGGTGGTGGTGACAATGCTTCAATTAATGTTTCCACAAACATAAACGGCACTAACGCACAAATTGACATTAGCCCTACAGGTACAGGTCATGTGCATATAAATCCTACTGGCGTTAATTCAATTCAAATAAACCCTACTTATGTAGGAACAATGGATAATATGACTATTGGGGCAACAACTCCAAAAGCCATTACAGGCACAACCATTACTGCTACTACATTTAGTGGTTCTGGTGCAAGCCTTACTTCTATACCTAATTCTGCGCTTGTAAACTCTGCCATTACTATTAATGGCACAAGCACAAGTCTAGGTGGGTCGATTTCAGTAGGCACAGTTACTAGCGTTACTGGTACTGCTCCTGTAGTTTCAAGCGGTGGCAATACACCTGCAATTAGTATGGCTGCTGCAAATACTACGACTAATGGCTATTTGACAAGCACAGACTGGAATACATTTAACGGCAAACAAGCTGCAGGTACTTATGTAAATTCAGTAAGTGGCACAGCTACACGCATTACTTCTACAGGTGGCGTAACTCCTGTAATTGATTTGGCTTCAGGTGTAGCGACTGCAGGCACAACTGGCTCAAGCAGTTTAATTCCTGTAATCACTATTGACACTTATGGTCGTGTAACAAGTATTACTACTGCTTCAAACCCACAAGGTACAGTCACCAGCGTAGGTGGCACAGGCACAATCAACGGATTAACATTAACTGGTACAGTCACATCGTCTGGCAATTTAACGCTTGGTGGCACTTTAGATTTGTCTAGTCCACCCGCTATTGGTGGCACAACAGCAGCAGCTATAACAGGCACAACAATTACTGCTACTAAGTATGTAGGCGTGTCTGGTGGTACTTTCTAAATGTTTCAAACAGCTTTTCAAGTAAATGCGTTTCAGAATGACGCTTTTCAAATTGTCATTACACCTGTTGTTACAAAGAATGGCGGGGATGATGCGCCATATACAAGAGAAGAATTAAAGCGCCTTAAAGGTATTCAGAAGAAACTGCGTCAAGCAGAAGAAAAGCGCATTGCTGCACTCAAGTCTGATGCTGAAAATCGCAAGCAAACTATTGCTGATTTAGTAGACCCAAAACCCGTTGCAAAGAAACAACAAACTAATATACAATCCAATCAAGAAGTTAGCGTTGATATACCGTCAAACCTAGCAAATATTGACCGATACATCGCTAATCTTGTAACACAACAACAAGACTTGCAAAACGCTGTATTGATAAGAGCTGCAAAACTCAGATTAGAGCAAGAGTTAGCAATCTTAGAAGTTAAGCGTCAAGCAGAATTAGACGATGAGGAAGCATTATTAGCACTCTTACTTTAAACCCGCACACAGAATACAAAAAAGCATACGAACACCTGCACGCTGGTCGTTTAGACGCTGGTTTTAGACTCTTTGAATATAGATGGCACCCTGAGATTATTGCTAATCAAGCGCAGCCATATCATCAAAAGTTAAAAATGCCTGTTTGGCGAGGCGAAAGTCTTTTAGGCAAGACAATTACTGTGCAAGCAGAGCAAGGCTTTGGCGACATCATTCAATATGCACGCTTTTTGCCTTTTTTAAAGGTAATGGGCGCTAAATCTGTTGTTTTATTACAACATGGCTCACTACATACGCTATTTGGTCAGATGGAATGTGTTGATACATTCACCAATATGCCAGAAGAGGGTATTGCAACAGAGTCAGACTACTGGATTGGCATTATTTCGTTGCCTTATTACATTAGTTTGGCGCCCGCATACGCTAAAGCGTTGTTTCCATGCAACTTAAACAAGATTGTAGGGTCAGAAGGCTATTTAGACGCTATACCTAGCAATATCCCTAAAAAACTCGCAGTAAATTGGTCTACTTCAAAGGGTCTTTTGCACTATGTACGCACTATGCACCCCGAAAAGATGCTTGAGCTAGTAGGTCCTGACGCTTATTCGTTTAATCCTGAAGAAGATAGGTTTTGGTCGCCACTTCCTAAAGATGGTTGGCAAAAAGACTGGAATAAGACTGCAAGTCATCTCAAAGCCTGCAAAGGTTTAGTGACTGTAGATACAGGAATAGCACATTTAGCAGGCGCATTAGGTGTAAAGACTATTGTGATTATGCCTAAAAAAGAATTTAAGTGCTGGCGATGGAAACACGGCACATGGTACAACTCTGTAGTCACAGTCGAAGAAGAAGAATTGCACAAAATACCCGATTTAATAAGGAGAATGTAATGGCATTAGTAAAAGTCACGGTAACTTGCCCGCATTGTAAGGTTGACCATGAAGAATATGACGCAGCGCAATATGATGACAAAGAGCATTATCTTGCTTACTGGAATATCCCATTTAACACACCTGAAGCTGAAGCAGCTTGGCAAGCAAAGCTAAGTATGGCGCCCAAAGAAGCGCCAATGGTAATGTCTGACATACCAGGTCATATTTCAATGGCTGATGGCTCATGGGTAGATAGTCGTAGTAAACACAGAGAAAACCTAAAACGCAACGGTTGTATCGAATTAGGCAACGATGTGCCCATGCAACAAAAAGCACCAGAAATGAGCAGACAGTCACAAGAAGCACGAAAGCGTCAAATTGCAGAGCTGGCATACGCCAAATTACGATAACCCATTGGAGAAACCATGTCAGAAGAAAACTTAGACCGCAGAGATTTATTAGAAGCTGCATTAGACGCAGCAGAGGAAGGCACCCTTGAAACACCCATCGAAAAAGACATTGAAGTGGCTGAAAAGGACGACATTTCCGAGGAGTCCGCTCAAGAGGAAATTAGCGCACAAGATAACGAAGAAACTGCCGAAGATGCTGAGCCTGTTGAATTTAAGGATGAGGATGAGGCGCCGAAGGAGAAAGTAACTCGCCCATCTACATGGAAAAAAGAGTATGTCCAAATATGGGACAAGATGGAAGCTGGCGAGCAGATTAGTAAAGAAGATTTCACTAAATTTGCTGAATACGCTAATCAGCGTGAGTCAGAATACAAAAAAGGCGTAAGCACTTATAAAGCTGAAGCTGACAGAGCTAGAGGCTACGAAGAAGCTATTGCGCCATTTGTACCTGAGCTGCAAGCACAAAATATTAGCCCTGCTGCATGGATTAATAACTTAGGTCGTGCCCACATGATTTTGACTAAAGCGCCATACGAGCAGAAAGTCCAAATGTTTCAGCGACTTGCACAGGATTATGGTATACAATTAAATGGTGAAGGTGTTGCGCCTATACAACAAGACGCATATACTCAACAACTGATGAACCAATTAAATCAGGTTAATCAAGAAGTTTCATCTATTAAGAGTCGGTTTCAACATGAAGAAAACCAACGCTTAACAAATGAAATTGAAAGAGTAAGAAGTGATGCGGAGAAATTCCCGCATTTTGATGTGGTAAGGGAAGAAATGGCTCAATTACTTGAGCTAGGGAAAGCCCAAGACCTAGAAACGGCCTACAAGAAAGCCGTGCGTATGAATGA